GCAAATGCTGTAACCTTATTCTGTGGTAGACCTCCATAGATTGATCCAGATAGCAAAGCATTCATAACATATGAACCAGTGCCAATGAATCCTGTTACGTCACCAGCAGCAACACCGTCGTCAACGATGCCTGCGTATTCATTATCAATCTCTGATAATAGGTTGTTAAAAATGTCTGACATAAGATTCTCCTTTTCGTCAGTAGCCACCTAACAATCTCGTTAGGCTACTTCTTTAAAGTATGCTTGTAACTCCTCACTCATTTCTTTTAGAACATGGCCACCTACACCTACACGAATGATGTTACACAACTCAATCACATTGCTAGGTGTAATCTTGTCATCAGGCTTGAACTCATATAGTTTGCCTGGTGAATACTTGTTGTCGTCTGTCATGAAAAGAAATCCTCTAAACTGGCAGTTCTCTCTGCCTTCCAACCGATTGCTTCCAGAATGATCTTTAGTGGTTCCAGAAACGATTTATCGAACTGTGTATTATAGTCGATATACTTGTGTAAGTCAAACTCTTCCGGTATACCTCCTTGTGGAAAGGCAATCACATTTGATTGCACAGTGTTTGGTTCTTTCAGAAAGATAAACTTGATCTTCTCACCATTGTTGATTAGTGGATACTTATCAGTAAGGCCATGAACCCGTAGAATGTTATTATATACAAGAGAACCACGAACATGGATAGGGCAACCTGATGCATAAATGCTTCTCTTGTCTGCATACTTAACCATTCCATTAACACCACGAGGAAAAGAAATGTCTGAAAGAGGAAGAGTTTGAAACTCTCCACGAAACTGCTGAATGAACTCTTGAACTGCCGATTCATCCGCATCAAATATAACATCAACAACCTCTCTTAGTTTGTCTCTACATGCTGTAGGTGTGGAACTCTTGATCATTTCAAGACCCATAACTTTCTTCTTAGGCTGTGCGTATTGCACACCTTCGGAGTTATGGACGTTTAGAATATAACGCTTCTTGGCAGTCCAGATTGCTTTATCGGCTAAGACCTCTCGCTTCATTACAATCTTTTGCTGATAGACATTAGTGTATTTGCCAAGCGAACTGCAACATTTATCAATAACAGGTTGAATACCAACCTCACACACTTTGTCCAAGAATGCGATCCCTTTTGCAGGGTCACAATCTCCACCAATAGTTTTGCTGACCAACTGTGCAAGATGAAGATACACCGAGTCAGTATCGACCGCAATGACATAATCATCTCCTGTCTTTAAGATTTTACGAAGATATGAATTGATGGCATTCTCGATCCACCGTATGCTAAGTTGGCTAGTAGTCGTGACCGCAATTGCATTGCGTAGATCGAAGAACCTAAAGTATTTCGAACCGAGTGCGCCGTAGAGTGAATTGAGAGACACCTTTTTAGATAGTTGAAGGTTCTTATACTTTGCAATTCTCTTTTTGATTTCTGTTTTCTTGGTTGGATCTTTTTCATTCTCATATTCCTGTTCAGCATCAAGCATCTTCTTCTTATACACCTTACGGTCATTGAACATCTTCTCGACCATTTCAGGCATGAAGCCTTGCTTATCACGGCGATAGAACTGGCCGTTTGCTGTCAGACAAACATTATCACTCTTTAGGCATGATGTATCAATAGACTGATTGAGTAGTTTATCAACACTAACATTAGAGGAAATAATAGACCGCATACAATCGCTATAAGAATCAGGTTCAACAATCGTCTCAGGAGAGATATTGGACCCCATAATAACAGAAGGATACTCTGAATTAACGTCGAAACTAGCCACCCAATTATGGAAACCAATAATAGGGTCTTTAACATATGCGCCAACATAGGCGGCCTCCTTTTCATGTCTTTCAATAGGAGGGACAACTATGTTCTTTGCTTTCAAATGATGAAAACAAATAACGTCCCACATACGGACCTGTGCGAACACGTCCTCGTAGTTGCACTTGTTATCATAAGATAGAGTTAATGCTAGTTCAATCAACTTGTTCTTTTCATCAATACGGTCAACAAGGTCAACGTCTTTGATGTTATAGTCAATGAACTTTTGGTAGTCTTCTTTATATAGGTTCTGTAGTGTGCCAAACTCCTCATAGGATAGTTTGCGTTCACCAAGTTCGACATGACCGATATTATCCAACTTATATGATTCCTGAGACTTACCATCAGGAGCATATCGTTGATACAGGTCAAGCAAATCTAATGTGGCAATACCAAGAATAGAATAAGACTTGATCTTTCTATTCATACCCAGATCGACCAACTTGTCATTGATCACACCCCAAGGCGAGAGTTTTCTGGCCTCTGTTTCACCAAGGAGTTTAGCAATACGATTGACAAGATAGGGAATATCGAAGTTCTGGACATTCCATCCAGTAATGATATCTGGATATTCCGACTGCCACCATCCAAGAAACTTACGGATAAGATCAAACTCATCGTAACATTTTGTATATGACAAATCGCTGCGGCGATTGACATAATCACCACAACCAAAAGTTACATAATTTCCATTAATCTTAATCGTGATAGCAGTTAAGGCACCATCAGCCTTGTCAGGTTCAGGAAATCCACCACCATCAGGCTCACCGACTTCGATGTCGATATTGGCCACTCTGATTTGGGAAATATCCCAATCAACTGTGTCATCAAACTCGTCTGCAATGAAGCAATACTGATATCGTTGATTACCATAGACCTTAAAGTTTTCAACGCCTTCATACTGTTTGACAAAATCACGACAATCACGGATGCTGCCGGGTTTTACAGGCCCAACATACTCACCATGGATTGTCGTATATTTTGTTGGCTTGTCGGAAGGCACGAACAAGGTGGGGTTGTAATCCACCTTGAGTCGCACACGCTTTCCATTTTCAACACCACGATATAGGATTTTACCACCCCATATCTCAACACTTGTATAAAATTTATTCATTAAGGAGTAATCAACTTTGAGTTAGGAACAACGATTCCACCAAACATGCTGTTATATTGATTGACGAACTCTGTAATAGGTGAAGCCGACAATGTAACATGATTTGCATTCAATGTCAACTCCTTATCATCAGACCACTGAATAAAAGGTGCAAATCCTACTGTAGGATTATTTGGGTCAGTCTTTGAGGGCATCATAATAACACGAACAGGATTCTTTATCGTGATCTTGGTCACATTTTCATTTATAATCTCACCTAGGATTTCTTCCCCTGTGGATAGTCTCAGTAGTTTCAAATTAGTTGCCATTCTTTTCATCTTTCTTTGGTAGAATAACTGGAGGTGGAATGATAATAGGATTTGGTGCCACGTAAGGCACATAAGGTCTTACTTTTGCCGCTGGTGGATTAGTGACCGGCGGAATGTAAGGACGAGGAATGGGTGCCATCATGACACCCACTAGAATTATGGTGTTCAATCTACAACCTCCATAAGATAGTCATAAACACCAACTGTTACCCACTTCTCTGGAATCAGAGTCGTGCGGTTACCATTCTCATTCACGAATGAATAAGAGTTATCAAGATCCATAATCTTGACGATTCGTTCCCACTTGCCATCAAAGGCACGCTGCTTGAAAGCGGTTTCGAGGACATGCATATTCTTCTCACTTGATGGAATCATAGTTACTCTCCTTAGTCCCATAGTCCACGATAATACTTGCCGAAAAGACGCAAGCCATTAGTAACACGATCATTATACTCCCTATATTTTACTAAGTCAAGACTGAATAGTTCAATGACTCTATCATCATCTTTTATGAGTTGTTCAAAGGCCCAAATCATTTCGTTTAGAACCCATTCCCACTTGTAATGGACCCAGTTATCTGGCCACCACTCAGGATCATCAGGACCAAGGCTACTATAACGCATATGTGACGGAACATCCTCATCATCGACATAAGGAGAACCGTGCTTGGTATCTCTTAGTTGCTTTAGCATAGGAAGGATGATAAGAGCAAGAGTGTGGTCCATGCTCCAAGTATCATAAGGATCGATACGGATATCAATCTTACGATTTCTCTTTTCGTGAATCCATGTTAAAAAACGAGTTATCCAAGTTTCAGATATCCATTCAGCAATCTTATCTTGTGTGTCTTCACTAATGAAAGGAATCTTTTCAGCAATCTGAAAAGGTCCGATCCAATGAATGTATGGTCCGATTCGTATTTTCATAATGTCTCCTTATTTCAATCTTGATAGTGTGGGCGCAAGTAGCACATACAACAGAACAACCATGTTTCCCCATAATCTCTTGAACAGAAGGAACAGCATCAAAAGAATGGTCGTCTATGATTTGCTTTATGGTATTGGAAGATAAACTGTTACAGGAACATAAAATCATTACCTTTCCTCTCACATAGATATATAGTATAGCATACTGTGCGGAGGTGTCAAGATGCCAACATTTATTTTATCTCTCATTACCTCA